GATAAAATGATGCGTTTGCTATTTATGAATGGTCGTCACTGGAAGATTATGTTGATTATTACAATGCAATATCCATTGGGTATCCCTCCCAATCTGAGAACAAATATTGATTATGTATTTATATTAAGAGAACCGTATCTTACCAACAGAAAGCGTATTTGGGAGAACTACGCGAGTATGTTTCCGACATTAGAAGCGTTTTGTGGGGTGATGGACCAGACGACGGAGAACTATGAATGTCTGGTGATTAATAACAACGCCAAGTCCAACAAATTGAATGACCAGATTTTTTGGTATAAAGCGGAGAAACATCCCGATTTTAGACTAGGGTCAAAGGAGTTTTGGGACATATCAAAGGGCATGGGCTCGGACGATGAAGAGGAGGCGTATGACCCAAGCAAGGGCAAAAAACGTAGTGGTCCAGCAATTAATGTAAAAAAGAATAAATGGTAAATAAATGAAATAAGTGCTACAATAACCGAACGAATTATTTATGGGTCATACATATCCTCGTTTTCTTCTTCAAACTCCGAATCAAGATCAAATGATTCATTGTCTATTATTGGTAGTGCAAACTGCTCGTGCCGTGTTCTCACGTCGCTATATACATTTCGAGCAAGTAAATTAAACTCGTCGTCGCTGTTTTCCTCTGCATTCTGCTCGGCATCGGCGTCGTCGTTTTCGTCTGCTTGTTCGAGTTGGTCGATATCAGACGGGGTCAGTTCGGCAGCATTTTCTTCTACTAATGTATCGTCATCGAATTCTGCTTCTTCTTCATCATCATCTTCGTTTACAAAATGCGTATGTGAATTTTGTGTATGGTAGTCGTCATTTTCTGAACGGAGTGCGGCATGCGAGGTTAGGAAAGACGCAGCATCGTCACGAGGACGTTTAAATTCAATGTGATCACAATTAAACGTTGGCTCCCCGACGACCCGCCTATTCTTTATTTTATACAATCGTCGCCCAAATTGGGGGTTGTGCATATGAAATATATGCAGCTTGTGAATTAGTACGCATTTTGAACGATGTCTAACGCTGCTGTCAATCGAATAGTTCATTTCTAGGTATAATCGCAAATAGGGTTTGAATATGCGCACCAACTCGTCGTCGGGGAAATCTTCGTCAATCTTGATATTTGTATTAAATGACAGCGCATTATATATATAATCAACCAGGGTTTCTTTATCTTCGTTCTCAATGAACCGATGAATGTATTTTTCGCGGATCAACACTTGATTGTCTCGTTTGAATTTGGTAATATTGAAGTTGCAGAGAAAGAATTGGTACAAGATGTCGGGCGTTCGCATTAGCCGATCTTTAATTTGGAAATAAATATTATACAGGTCCGATTTTGAAAACGGCATTTTGTTGTAGGGATTTTTTATGGGTATCGGCTCGGATATAAAGTAAGGCGAGTTGCACAGGGATGTTTCTATGATTTTATTCAAATCTGTGATTGTAAACAAATACCGATAATTGTTTTGTAGCAGGACAATCACATTGCGATCGGTAATTCGTATTTCATTTAAATACAAATCGGTGTTCATTATTATTGGAGCACGCTTCATCTTACATATATGCACAAACCGACACAATGCAGTGTAATGTCGTTGACTGCGAATATGTAATTTCATAATGTATATTTTGACTTCGTCGGATATGAAAGTCAATCCATTTACCATGCTAAAATGTTCAAACTTGGTTAATATACCAATCGAGGATGCATTGTTACGAGGCTTTATGTGAAATATCATATGTTGAACTAGATTACTGCTAGAATGGGTGCCGAATTGCTTAATCGCATTATCAATGTCCATTTTCATATAAGCTGCACGATTATTCATACTTAAATTGGTAAGGTCAAAGTGATATTGTTCATCGGTTAGCGAATGAAGCTTGTGGACGATGTATGAAAAGGTATTCATTTTTGAATGATGGTTGATGCAAATAGTGGATATATATAGCAATCAATTTTCCAACAGGAAACGTTGTTAATTTATTTTGTAATAATAAAAATTATTTTTACAAAATCTAATGGGTATCGCAATCAATTTCTTCCAGCGCTTTATTGCAACAAATCGCAATATCACTCATTATAATGCATAATTTGGACATGGTTACACAGCAACACTCAATGCCGTTTAACGATATGCACCAAGAGTATGCGCAGCATTTAGCGGCAACGTGAACGTTTTCCTTCTTGGTCATACAACATTTTTTAACTGGAACTTCCTCGCGCATAATGGGAGTAACCTCTTCTGGTTTTGTGGGTTCTTTTGTTGCAGGTATTAATGGATCATCTAGTGATAGCTTTGTGGGTTCTTTGATTTCTTCTTTGGCGGACATGTATATACTGCCTAAATATATTTTTTGGGAACTAGACGAATAAATGCCAAAGGATACGGCCAAATGATTTAGAGTTAATGGCAAATGCGTAAGTTTTATGGTCCATACGCATTTGCTATGATAATATTATTAATCGGCCTTTTGTTTCGCGTCTGCCAACAGTTCATCGCGTAACTTGGCAGATTCAACTGCATCGACTGCATCGACTGCATCTCTGCTATCAAAATCCACGGTTTCTTTTACGCCGACCAAATTGCCCTCTGCGTCCATTGTTTGTGTGAGAACGTTTCCGCTCTTGTTTGCCTTTTCAATGTTCTCCATAATCGCCTTCTTCTTTGTTTCGCGAACACGTTCCTCAAACTCCTTCTTGGCCATCTCCTCGTTCTTCAATTTCTCCTTGTGTAGCGCATTCAGCTCCTCTTCCAAATGCTCAACGCGACCAGTCTTGTATGCATCGGGATCCCAAGGCACCCAAACGCCAACGGGGCCGACATAAATATCGTGATTCGGGTCGTGTTCGCGCATCTTTTTGCACCTCTCCTCGGCCTCATCCTGTGTAGAATAAACGCCTCGGATTTTAAGACCACGCACAGACGTTTGGAAAGCGTGTTCTCGGTTGAAAGTTTCATTTAGCTTATCTTCCTGCTTATCCAAGAAATTCTTGTAATCGTCCTCAATGCCACTCTTCTTCAATTTATCAGTCTCTTCCTTGACAAACTCATTAAAGTCGTTAATCAATGTCTCCACCTTTAAATTGTACTTGTATGCAATGAAATGAATAAACTCAAAGTATCGTTCCATAGATTTAGAGAATTCCCAGTTCTTAATAAACTGATTGAACAAGTAAACCTCGCGCTTCTTTAAAATCTTGTCAGGAGAGACGAACGACATACACGCGAACTTTTGTCCAGCTAGTGGCGGGTCCTCGTCACATAAGTCCACGTACTTGGTGTTTTTCGTTCCGTCGGTATTTAGCTTCTTTTCAAAACTAGACATTTAGGCAGTATAATTGTTATATAGATCTTTATTTAAGTGTTTTCCACAAAATATAATTTACGGGAATAGCACTATCGCATAATTATTTAGCATATAATTAATTGTTGCGGCTCCTTTTTTTTTGTTGCAATATAATATAACACAATCACAATGCTTGATTTGAACGATTTAGTGAAACGTGCGATAAAGTACCTTATCGAGGGTTTAGTCGTGGCTCTTGCTGCCTTTGCCATCCCCAAGAAGCAACTTAACGTGGAGGAGATAGTCATTATCGCCCTCACTGCTGCTGCCACTTTCAGCATCCTTGACGTGTTCATTCCTTCTATGGGAGTGAATGCCCGCGGCGGTGCTGGATTCGGCATCGGTGCCAACCTGGTGGGTGGTTTGAAGATGGTGGCTTAAATCTAGCATTTAGCGCCTAATTTATTTGATTATAATTGTAATAATGGTAATCAAATCAGCGTTTATTAATAATAATTATAATTATGCATCGTAGTATGGGTTGTCGTGAATCTTCATCCCGCAATACTCCTGTGGTTTCTTTTTATAATCAATCGGTTCGTGCAGTCCTGCCTCTTTGGCGTTATCCAATAAAAACTTGAAATTCGACCAAAACTCACTCTTGTGTCCAATTGATTCGGTCATTATGTGCGATAATTCGTGAATGGCGACGAATGTGAGGGTATTTTCGTCAATCAGATTATTGTTGTCGTTTTTCTGTTGGTTTAAACAGAACGCCACCTTTTCTCCCTTGTTCTCACTATATGCGGTATAACTACTTGTCGGCAATGTCTCCATTACCTTGTCTGGATTAAATCCCGATACCAATCGTTTCACATCGTCTCGGTCTTTGTGGTGGTCTTTCATATATGCAACGAGCAATTTGCATTTGCCAGTTACAGTTGCCAATAAATCCGCTGCTTCGGCTACGCGTTTGCGGTCACGTACACAATATTTATTGCCATCCACAGATGATACTATACATTTCAACTGAAAACTTTCTGTATTATCATAGTATGTATATCCACATACGACGAGAACCAATATAATTATAACATATCCTAAAATATCTCCTTTTTCCATTTGTTGTCTTCTCTTATATAATATTCGCGATTTATTTATTACGAATATTATAAACGTCACATTGTGGCTACAATGTAATCAACACTTAACGGCCCAATTCAAGGGGAACGCGAGCCATGTCGGCCTCAATGGTGCTTTGGTTCCACGGTCCAACGTCCGCCTTC